ATCATTCTCACTATATTCTAAGCTATGCTGATATGTTGGATACTTAATAAATGTACCAGATGAGTTTCTAACTGCTAAATCAATAACATCTAAATGGCCTTTTAATGAAACAATATATTGAGCGTTGCTACTATCATCGGTCACTTTTAGAGCCTTGTAATTACCGTAGTTAGAATAATCAACTGCGGTTCCATCAGCTAAAGTAAGTGATTCATTTTTAAGTAAAACAACAGTTGCGTTACTTATGGATTGTTCTCCATCTGAATCTGCTCCACCTATGTTAATCTGATTTGTATTTGTACTTGCTGCCATTATCTCGCTAAAGGATTACTTAGTATTTCACTGTTGTTATAAAATACTGGTTCATTATCAAAATCTTCTATCATATTATCTAACAACCTACCGTATGCTCTACTAGTCCAAGTCACATCACCTTTAAGTAAGTGAAGTAAAAATACAAGGTTCGTACCACCAACTAAATCAGATGAGCCAAACTGCCAGTACAAGATACCTTTTTTCTGATTGTAGATTGTCTTTGTTTTTCTTCTAGCAGTAATAGATAAGTCTGTATACATATCGTTTATTGGCTCACTAATTGGTACAAGTTGGCCTTGAGCACTTAGGTAGTAACAACTATCCTCACTGGCAAAAAATATTCTATCTTTTATTTTTATTATACTGTCTGTCGCTAAACATCCTACCTTATTACTGATAGTTGATAGGACCCAAGTATCTGGAGAACTACCTCTCATATTTAGGCTATGAATACTGCTTGTTGTAAATATTAATAGGTCACCACCCATATCACTAAAACCAATTATTCTACCACCAAGGTCGCTAGTAATCTGTAGGAAATTAGCAGATGGTAAAACATCTGGCATTCCTACCTCACTGTATAAAACAAAATTCTTACGTTGCTCTTCATCTGCATCTCCAAGATTTAGAGTTACATCACCAACAAATCTTCGGCCCATAAATTCGTGAGATACTTCGTAGCCGTGATTTATTTTATCGTTTGGATATGGATGTCCCTCGAATGTTACTGGGTCCACATCATAAATAAAAATTTCTGCATAAGTAGTTTTGTTTGTGGAATCATCTCTGTTATCGGTTCTCCAATTCCAGTATATAGGCTCATTAGTTCTGTAAATATAACTATCTGCTGGTCCAGCACTGAGTTTATAGCTTGCCCATAATGAGTCACCAGTAAGTCTACAAGCGTGATAATAATAAGATGTGCCACTGGCATTAACGTGTCTATGTAAATAGCTTTCTACAATACAATCGATAACCGTTGCATCAGCTTGTTTTTGAATAATACAGTTTTTATAAAAGCCATCGCCATCTGTTTTATTTCCGGGTACTAATATCCACATTTCTCCACCAATAGCTTTTACACCACTGTTGTATATGGTCCCAGCTCCGCTGCCTATAGCTGCACTGTTTTGAGTTATGGCCCAACTGCCGTAATAATCTGGAACAAAATTAGCACCAGTATCAACGTCCACTTCATAAATACCGTAGGTGTCATCGTGACTAGTTATTCCTAAACTAAATTCTTCTAATTCACTATCACCAGTTGAATCGTGATAGTATTTAAAATAAGCACTAGTTATTGAGCTTATTGTAGATGAATACCTACTACTATCTAATGTAACAAATTCATCATAAGTAAGTGGTTTAATCTGATTAGCATTAAGACTTACTCTATTCATATCAGACTCTGACCTATCTATCCGATATGTGCCAACTCTACGAAGTGCAGATTTTTCTCTGGTCCGTAAAAAATTATCAGCAGAATTACTTCTATATAAATTGAAACCAGTTACTCTTGGGTTGTATGTAGCTGACCTAATTGTAGATGAGTTTCCGTCATTGGTAGCAATGTTATACTCAAAGCTTACTTTAGCGGCCATTGCTCTTGGTCGTGATCTGGCTTGACTCTTAACGGTCTTTAAACGTGTAAAGGTAGAATTACCTAATGGTCCTACTTGTACACCGTCATACACTAATGCTAAAGCATATTCGTGAGTATAAAAGCTAGTATTTACAGTAGCAGAATCATATGCAATGTTTCCAGCCATTGCTCCATCAGCCACTTTAAATGTAGTGCTTTGGTCAGTACGCTCAAGACCTCTTTCTTTTGCTGATGTAGAATCAATTTTTACTTCAAAATCCTCATCAATATCACTAGCAAACTCACTACGTTTAAAAACACCTTTTATATAATTGTTTCTAGGATATGCAATATCCATAAAATAACCAGAGTTAGATGAGGTTAATACATATGAGCTACTACCAGTAGCAGTCTTTAGACTGTTCCATCGGCCACCAGTACCTTGAGAATAACCCCAAAAATCTCTAAGATTTACGTGTTGAACTTGTACTGGGTTAGTGCCACTATGTGCAGCAATTCTAACAATATTACCATCACTATTAAAATGATGATGGGATTTGTGTATGCTTGTACTAGCAACAACTTCACCAAGTTTTAACTGATTGTTTGAGCTATCTGTTACATCTCTAAATTGAAAATAATCAAATGCATAATTACTTCCAGAAAGGTATAGACCGTTGTTATCTCTAAGCCAAATTATCTTTTGAAAGTCACCATTAGAAAAGTCAACCCAATAGAATAACGAATCATATACTACTTCATCTGATGAGAACTTAATTGCATACTCATCATTTGCTTTTAGTAAACCTACTTTTGAAATATCAAAATTGATATTCTTTTGGCTTATGTCTTCACGTATGTCTTTGGGGTCAGCATTGGATACAATGCCACCGAATAAATCAATATCTATATAGTTCATAAAGCATCTACGACAGTAGCTGGTCCACCAAAATCTTGATTAGCAAATGTTGCTGCTATTCCAATTCTATTCTGATAGTATCGAGAGTAATGCCTATCAGCATCTCCGCTTTGACCCAACATATCATAGATACGAGCTTGTGCAAATTCAATCATTATGTAATGATAAGGTTCTGGTATTACTGGAGACTCTCCAACAGTTGCTCCGTAATCCACACCATTTGATGTTCCTTGTAAGGCAAATTCGGTTCCTACGATTGTAGCTTTACCACCAAGGCCAATAGTATCCCAGTCGGAAAGTAATTGGTCAAACGTATATCCTTGTCCGTAAGGTGAGCTGGCAGAATATGCATCTTGTTCAGCATCAATAGTAACTAAAGTATCACCGTTTCTAAAACCAGTGTAGCTCCCTAAATCTGTAACGTCAGACAGAATTAACTCACCAGTATTATCTCCTTTAGCATTTACTCTTACCACCTTTGCAGTAGTAGTGGCAGTCCCACTATTACTGGCTAATCTTCCCTCTACAACATCACCGACCTTAAATGATTGGCCAGTTAAATTTTTATATCTTAAAGCTCTATATGCAGTGCTCTTAGTTAATTTTTTAGGCATTGCTACATATTCAAATCTTAAAAGTTTTGCATCCGTAGGTTGAGGAACTAGAGTCATTCTGTTACCCTCAATTCTGTAGCATTCTGGATGTCCTTTGTAAAATGTGTTACTGTCTACTTTATTAGAGTAACCAGCAGTTTCTACATACCTATCAAGTAAATAACCATCATAATCTGGTGGTGAATCCATTTCGATAAAATCGCTGGGTAACTCAAAACCATTTGAATGCTCGTCCAATAGCGTAACGTGAGTACGCTTATAGCATTTAGCAAAAAGACCAAGGTCCCTTTCAGCATCTTCCAAAAATAATTCCGCATCACTACTATGACTACCACCAAAGGGTTTAGTAACCCTTGTTTTTAATTCAGACCATTTCATTATTTACCTCTTATTGTAAGGGCCACTCCAGAAGAAAGGAATCCGAAACCACATATGAAAAGATCAGAGTGGCCCCAACATTTAGCTTATGAGTAGCTTGTAGGCATATCAGCTTGTATTCCTAACATTCTAGGAGAACTAAAGCATAAAGCACCCATCCAGAGAATCTTACCGACACGAATGTCACGATCCACTGGCTTTTCATAACCATCAAAGACAAAGTTACGCTTTGAGTGATGTTTGTAACCCATATACTTCTCATTCAAGAAGAACATATGTCTGTTAGCATCTTTGTCATCACCGGGAGCAAACAAGTCTAACGCTTGGTCCACAACTACCGGAATACCTCTGTAAAGAAGATTCTGGAATCCAGCATCAGCTAGAGTTTGTGAACTAGCACCAAAACGCTTTTGGTCAGTTAGAGTTGATTCATATGCATCGAAAACAACTTGTGAACAAACAATCATAGTTGGTACATCAGCACCAATAGAAAGGTCCTTATAGGCATTTCTAAAGAGAGTTTGAACGTACTCATTCTTAGCA